AGCACTGGCTGACAGGATCGATAAAGAGCTAGATGGTGATGGTAAGCATCAATGGGATAACAAGTAATGTGGATACTAATATTGACTATTCTTTCCAGTAGCAGCACTTCGGGCAGAGGTGTATCAGTAGCTATGCACGAGTTCAATAGTCAGGAGGCTTGCCTTGAGGCGGGGAATGCCTTCAACCAAAGAATTATTAACGGGGTGTTTTTCTCTCATCAAGGTAGAGGCGTCTACGATGTTTTGCCTGATGCACTCTGCGTATATAAAGGAAGGAAGTAATGTGCTTTCTTGTTTCATTTATATGGTGGCTACTCTCAGATACGATGAGTTTCTGGTGGGTCATCCTTTGGCTGTGCGTCGACTGCATGTTTGCTCCCGATAATGGCCCTGATTACAGCAGATACGCTGACAACGACGACGAGGATTAGATATGTTGAGTTGGATTTTTATGTTTTTTGGAGTAATTTTTGTGGCTATGGGAGTGTTAGCAAGCCCTATAGCGATCGGTATGGCTCTGTATGACTGGGCTATTGTCGACGCGGAGCTTAAGTACGCTCTCTGGCACGGATTTAAGGTTTGGATTGGGATGCTATTTTGTCTGGCGCCCGGATTTGCATTAATGAGCATCGCTAAATAACTGAGGCACTATGTTTACATTTCCTATTGGCGCAATTGAGGCTGTAATGAATATGAGGGAGGAAAAGTCTTTCAATGATTCATTAAGGAGTCTAACCCCTGCCGAACAAGCCGATCGCATCAAGATCAGGGAAGATAGAAAGGAGAAAGAACGAGAACATCTACGAGCCCTGGAAGTCGCCCGAGCTGGCAGGTCACAAATAAAAATAACTAACTACAGGTATTAGATATGACCACAGAGTACAAGAACTACATGCAAAAAAGCACGCACATGATGGTACGTCCCTATATAAAGAACGAAGACGTTTCCGGCATGACCTCTATTGAGGCTGATAGCCCAGAGGTCGGTGACTACGTTGGATACTTCGTCGACAACGTTGATGCCTTCTATATTATGGGCAAGTCCTTCTTTGAAGATGACTTCTCCCTCCTGGAGCAACATTTAGCCACTGCATCGGCCCCTTTCTACTGCTCTGCTATGGGAGTCGGCTCGAATATCGTCTGTGCTAAGCAAGCGATGCTCAACGGTGGATAAGTTTGGTGCAGGGGCTATTGCTGGGGCGTTTGTTGGGGTTTTTTTTATTCTAGCTCTTGTGGACTTTATCATTGTTAAACCTTGTGAAGAGTCCCTACCCCGAGACCAGACCTGTAAGTTAATTGCTGTACCAGACGAGGATTAAGGCATGTTTGAGATATTTATAGTTGCAGCGGTTTGCGTTGCTGCTGGGTTTGGGCTCGGCATTCTTTACATGTTGTACAGAGACAAAATACTTTAGGAGGCTAAGGCATGTCAAAAACAGAGTCCCCCACTCTTACCTACTTCGCGTATGGTTTGGGGATAACTTTTACATTAGTATCTGCGATCTTTAATTATATGTTGGGATCGTGGATTGGAACTTCATCTATTCTTGGAATATCAGTACTTGGGTGCGCCTATGCTTCATTGGATTTTGCTCTTGCTTACCTTGCTTACATGGTACGTAGAATTCCGATACTCGCGGGAATCTTCATTGGACTATGGTGCGTGTATCTTGCCGCCCTGTCCTGCTGGTCAATTATGTCCTACTCGGCAGCTTCGGATGCCCAACTAAAACCGGCCTACCTAGAAATGGCCTCACTCACTGAAGAGATTACTGATGACAAAAAACTCAAAAACACCTGGACCACTAAACTTGGTCAAACAAAGCTCCAAACTTCGAGCTGGGAAGGTAAACAGCTTACCGTCGTCAAACGTCTGGAAAAGAATAAGGATAGGCTTGCTAATCTCCGAGCTAACAACCCTCCCCTACCCCTTATCGTGTTCCATCAGTATGGGCTCGAAGGATCGGTCATCTGGGTTCGTTCCGCGTTCGGCATCGGGTTTACCATTACCGGTATTATGCTGTTCCTCACTGTTCCAACTTCTGTACCGGCTTGTTCCAAACCTAAGAGTGGCAAGGGATCGGAACAGAGTGGCAGCAGGAAGAAGAAGCGGAAAAACAAGACTTCTGGTGGAACATCTAAAAAACCAACTCCTGACATGTCCAACGTAATTCAGTTAATTCGGAACAAGGAAGTGGAACCAAATGTAAGGTCAATTCGTGGCAAAGTGGGCAGCACAGACAAGGCCTCTAAGATGCTTAAAGCAGTAGGGCCTAAACTAGTAACCGAGGGCGTTTTAGTCCAGAACGGAAGAGGGTACAAATACGCATGAGCAAATTTATAGCAGCACTAGGATGTATAGCAGGATTGTTTTTCGTAAACTACTGGGCTTTAACAGGAGCCTGGGGACTTGAAGTTAAGAGTTTTCCGGTACTTTTTGGATCATTTGCTCTTACCATTTTAATCATGTGTGTCAGTGAAGCCATCAAAAGAGAGGATAAGTCATGAGTAGAGGTCCATTAAGAATGATTTTACTAGGGTTGGCTATAATGTCATCATCAGCAGCCCTAACCAATGTTTGGCAAAGTATGGCTATCGAAGAATTGCAGGAGGAAGCCCGTGAGCGAAATAGAACTGATAACAGCCAACGACAAGGATGATAAGTACCTTCCTATTAATAGTAGCTATGAAAAGAGGGTAGGGCGGATACAGACAGACATCCTCTATATTGCCGAGAGCATGGAACCCTGGAAGCTGGACTTCTGTAGACGCTATGCCGGTGGGGAGGCTAAAACCAAGATAGGTAAGGACATCCACAAGGCTGATCGAACAATAAACACCTTTCTGAACACAGCGCCTGCGCAATTGTTAGTCCAATACTATAAGCTACTCTTAGATGTAGAAGCAGGGCCAACTGAGGCTCAGCGTAAGAGTATCCTCTATGAAATCGCTATCGACAATCAAAGCCTCGATCCGAAAGAGACCATTAAGGCAATATCGGAGCTTAACAAGATGGACTCCGACAAAAACCAGGGCGGTGGTCTGGGGACTATCAATATTACTATTAGTTCTGACTTACCAAAAGGTCCTTTAGATGGGTAAATATATTGGGCTTGCACTCCTTACTCTTATCGCCATTGCGCTTTGCTGTGTCTTTGCATACAAGACTGTGAAGTGCAGTAAAAAAGGAGGGGTTCTTATTGAAGGCAGATGCCTATCAAAGGAGTTGATAATCGATGGGTGAAGCTACTATATATAGCTACAAGACTATTCTGGTAGAGAAGGCCATCAGTGATAAGGGTGACTATGCCATTATTACCAAAGATGCCCGACTACGAGAGGAGATCTGGCGAAGCCTCTGCAGGATGATGAAAGGGAGCGTGAAACATGCCACCCAAGACATCGCCACTATCAACCTGAACAACAAGTCCAAAGTCGTAGTCCTGGTGCACCCCACAAAAGGTGTTCCACGATGGCTAGGCTTTGATGGTGTCTGGTTCGACGGGAGTCACGATGGCTGAGCTAGCATATACCGCACGAAAAGAACTCAAACCCTTCCACGTTAGAAAGCAACGCTGGGCGGCACTTATCTGTCACCGCCGATACGGGAAAACTGTCGGCTGCGTATATGAAGTCGTCAAAAGTGCTCTCTACACTCAAAAGAAGAATGCCCGCTATGCCTACATTGCACCGTTTTATGCGCAAGCCAAGAAGATTGCTTGGGAATATCTTAAGCAAGCTACAGCAGACTTCGCTGTCCGAACAAGAGAGGCTACACTCACCGTGGAACTGGCTAATGGGGCTTGGATTAGTCTCTATGGTGCCGATAATCCTGACAGTATTCGCGGTATATATTTGGACGGGGTAATTATTGATGAATATGGTGACTGCCGGCCTTCTCTATGGACCCGTGTTATTCGTCCTATGCTCTCCGATAGGATTGGTTGGGCTATCTTTATTGGCACTCCCAAGGGACGTAATCATTTCTATGACCTGTATACGGATGCAGTAGCAAGTGATGAATGGTTTACCCTAATGATCAAAGCCTCTGACTCTGGCGTAATCCCAGAAGAGGAGATTGCTGAGCTTAAAAGGACAATGGAGGACGCTGCCTACGATCAGGAATTCCAGTGCAACTTCAACGCAGCACTACCCGGCAGATACTATGCTTCGCTAGTCCACAAGATGGAAGTGGCGGAGATGATCAAAGAGGGCGCCTGTAGATACGATCCAATGTTGACTGTAAAAGTTGCCTGTGACTTGGGTCGAAACGATAATACTGCTATGTGGTTTTGGCAAGAAACCACCACTGGCATCAAGATGTTCAAATACTATGAAGCACAAGGACAAGGATTACAGCACTACATCGACTACCTTAATGACACAGGCTTTACCTACGAAGAAGTCTGGCTGCCCCATGATGCTGTGGCAAAAACTCTCGCAACAGATCGAAGCACAATTGAACAGCTCCTTGACGCTGGATTCCCTTGTCGAAAAACTCCCAAACTCGCCATCCAGCACGGTATCGATGCAGTCCGCAAAATCATGCCCAATATCCTCATTGATAGCAGTAAAGGAGCTTGCTTCGATGGAGTTGAGGCACTCCGCGCTTATCGACGTGAGTTCAATGAGTCTACCAAAATGTACCATGACACACCGAAGCATGATTGGGCTTCAGATGGTGCCGACGCCTTCAGATACTTTGCGCTTGTTTGCAACGACAGTGTGAAGTTTGTAAAAACCATACAAACAGACGATAATCCAGTCAACGCTTACCAACATTCACTTGAAGAACTATTTGCTGACCGCGAACACTTGCTAGCCATGCAGAGGAGATACCATTGACACATGATACTCAAGCCGGGGCACTCGACTCACGAGATGACTTCGAAAAAACCCCTCGTGGTCAGTACAGATATTGGATGGAGGAGATAGATGCCTCTCAGACTGCCAGAAAGAAATGGCACAAAGAAGCCAACCGTATAAATAGAAAGTTCCTGGATGTTCGTCGTGAGGTTGACAGCGCTACTCGAGATTCCGAACAAGCGTTTAGATTGAACTTGTTCCACACCAATGTAACCACGCTGACATCAATGATCTACGGCAACTTGCCCAAGATAGATGTTTCACGCCGATACGCTGATCCTGACGACGATGTTTCACGTGTAGCCGCTGAGATGATGGAGCGACTGCTTAACCTGGATATTCAGGAGGATGGTGAGAAATACGATGCTGTTCTGCGTTCTTGTTTGCAAGACAGATTATTGCCTGGATTAGGCTGTGGCCGCGTCCGGTACGAGGTGGTAACTGAAGACAAAGAGATCGACGGTCAAACC